GGAATAGAAGTCCTTTGAACTTCTCAACAGACCAGCGACCGTTGGAGTCAACGTCTAGGTCGAAAATACCTTGTGAAGCAACGTTGTTTTGAGCACCCGCTTTTGCAACGGTGTAGATTCTACGAACAACTTCACGGTTGATTTCAGCAAGGATCTCGCTAGAAAGAATGTTAGCGAGTTCGCCTTCTGCATCTAGACCGTGGATTGCCTTAAGGTCTTGTGCTAGTTCTAGAGTGTACTCTGCACGGAGAGCTCTGGACTTCGCAGTCACAGAAGTCTTCTCAATGCTGAATGACATCTCACGGAACAGGAAGTTAGCTTCTCCTGCACGTTCTAGACGCTCTCTAGTGAAGGTACGAGGTGCTGCCTCATAATTTCCACCATCGTTAAGTAGACCAGGATTACTACCTACGAGAGCATCGCCTGCATCTCCAAGAGTAGCGTTTGAAGGATCATAAGCATCTGCAGTAGCATCCAACTCTGCAGAATACTGTGCATCTGGCTCGTTGAATAGTGCTTCTTCGCCTTGAAGATCCTGATAACGAGTTCTCATTGCAAAAATAAGACCGTTAGGACCGCTCATTGGTTGAACGCCACAAACGTCATATGCCATTAGGTTAGGCATTGCACGACGAACTAGGCTGATAAGAATAGGATCGAAACCAGCAAGTCCATCTGCGTTAGTAGCGGCAGATGATAGAGCAACACCGTCTGCTGCTCCAGTGCTCTGGAAGGACATAGGTGCTTCTGCAAGAATGCCCCTATCTTGGGTCATTGCTGCCATTTGGTTTTCCAGCAATTGAGCGGTAACAGCTTTCTTATAACGATCCTGGATAGCAGGTGCTTCAGTTTCGTTAAGAAGTTTGCCCCACTTTTGCTGGAGTGATTGATTGTTAGAAATCATTGTTCTCCTTGAAAAAAAGTGATGGAATTAAAAAATTATTTAAAGGTATAGCGATTAACAGCATCGACTAGGTAGTCCATCTGTGTCTTTTCACCTAACCCTTCAACAGGTGTAACATCTTCAGTTACCTCTTTTACAGTTTCCTGTGATGGGAAGTATGACTCGCGTAGAGTTTTCACTGCTGATGTATACTTCTCTGTAGACTCAAACTTGACTCCTTCTGCAAGAGAAAGAAGTTTTTCTTTTTGAGTATCGGTTAGACCTTCTGTAACTGTAGACAGAATGGCAACCTTGGATTGCTCGTTAAGGCGATTGTTAAGTTCAATAAGACGCTTGGCATCTGCCTCACGCTGTTCTTCCATCTCACGAATAGTATCTGCCATTTCCTCAACGACATTTTCTTTGCCTTCTGGAATATCAATCCAGTGCTCTGTAAACAGAGTTTTCAGACCGGCGATGAAATCTTCAGTGATTTCACTCTTAAGTCCACGATCAATTTGTACATGGTTCTCTTCGACCCAGTTAGTGATCGCATAATTGATGGTGCCATTCACCTCTTCAGAAAGTTCAGCAACTTGTGCTTCTACTTTCTCGGCAACTAGCGACTCAAATTGTGCTAGCATTTTATCCCACTCTTCCGAGAGTTTTGCTTTAACAGCAGCCTCAAAGATAGTCTTTGCTTTTGCTTTAAAGTCCTCGGAGAAATCTCCGCCCTCTACGAGAGCATTAACATCGTCAGATAAGTCTAGATCTTCGTAAGCGGGTTTGATAGGATATGAAACTTTAGGTCCATTAGATGTACCATAAGCAACATCAGTACCAACGGTAACTTGCTTGCCCATGTCACCAGGGGAATTAGTTTTTGCTGTTTGAGCATCACTAATGCCTGGGGAAATAGGAGCAGATGCTTTAGCACCAGGATTTTCTTCACCATCCTCATCATGCTCATGAGGTGTTGTAGAAGTTCCTCCATTGTCGGTAACAGACTGATTAGCACCCATGCCATTAACAGCATCAGTACCAACAGACTTCATACCTTCTTTGGATCCTCCTCTGGTTTGAGCATCGCTTACTGCACCAGGTGCTTCAGGACCACCCCCACCAGGGATGACCTTTGCAGTGACGGTAGGCATAGCATCCATCTCTACAACAAGACCTGATTCAGTTACAAGCGTCTCAAACTTTTCGTTAAGCTTATCTGACATTTGAGTGTTCCTCGTAAATTTCTAATAATTTATTCTATATTTTATTTATTAACTTGAGAGTTTTGACATGAAAGCATTAAATGCTTTTAGTTGTCTTTCCTCTCGTTCGGCACGGTCTGCTTCAGAAATGTATTTTTTCATGTTAGCAATTTGATGCTCTTTGAGCATCCCGTTATCCCATACCCATTCGACTCCTTCCATGATTCCATTCACAAATGCATCAGGAGCAGATGGGTCTGCTACAATATCTGCAGCAGTGGATAACATGAAATCATCACATACATATTTAACACCGTTTTTCTCTTCTAAAGTACCAACTCCTCTAGAAGATACTCCAAGTTTTACCCCTTCACCTAATAGCGCAGCAGCAATTTTACCTTGTGGTGTAGATTCCATGATCTTTGCCTTTCCGTAGAAGTTAGTACCATCAGCACGTAACTCTACAATTTTGTGGGAAGCAAGATGTAAATTAACACCAGGATTTTCTGGATGACCCAGTTCACCTAATGCTCTACCTTCCTTAATTTTAGATTGATATTTTTCTACTTCTCTTTCTAAAATAGCAAAGGGGTAAATCCTACCATTTCTATTTTCAACTTCTGATTGTAGAAAAATACCTTCTATATAGAGATTTTTCTTACCGTTTGATTCCTCGGTAAGAACACTAATCTCTTCGATATTTTCCGTAATAAGTTTCATTGCTCCTCTTGATCGGGTACAGGTTCGTCGAACATACCTTTTGCCACGATCTTTTTATAAGTATCGAGTGCTACGGATGCTCTGGCATTCATAATTTGATCAATGGCATCAAGAGCATTCGCTCTTTGGTTGTTCCTAATGTGTTGAACAACATCTACCACTGGATTCATTTCGTCAGTATCTTTCATTACTAGTAATTTAATTTATATATTATTTAGATGAGTCAGGTTTTTTGGTATTTGAGGCAGACAATTTAGCATTTTGTGCTGCTAATTTTGCCTGACCTTCACGTTCTTTTTCAGCAGCATCTGCCTCAATTTCAGGTGCCAAAGCATCATTTTGTTTGGTCATCATATCAACAGTATTGATATCAATAGGATCCATAACAGCACCACTTTCAATCTCTGCTCTCATTTGCTTACTGATAAGTTTATATTCCTCTTCAGTTTGCATAAGAACATTTCTACGAGCATCTTCGATAGAGAAATACCTACCCATAAATGGATCCATCTGGGTAACAATATTAATACGTTGCTGTAGAATTTCTAGGTTTTTGAGTTCATTAAAATGATTATCAAACAGGAAGTCATACTGAATATGCTCTTCCATATCTTCCCAGTCTTCTGGGGAAATAATACCTTTAAGTTCTAATTGTGTTTTAAGAATATCATTAAACAGTTCGCTAAATCTCTTACGTAGTCTACCGATAAACTTGGTAAACTTAAGTTCGTCTCTCAATACTTCAGTAGTCTTACCAAGATTGAAACCTTTGTTATCATCGGTAAGACGTGATGGTGGTAGGTTGAGGGAGTTATATAGTTTCTTTCTGAAATACTCAACGTCCTTGAGTTCACCCAAGTTCTGACCACCAGGAAGTGTAGAGATTTCTGTTCCTCTACCACCTTCTCTACGTGGCAACCAGAAATCTTCAAGCATACTCATATGTTTTTTGTCATCACGCAGTTCACCAGTGCTGTTATCGTAAACTTGCTTGTTACGATAACGTCCCATAACATCACGCAAATATTGCTCTGCTTTTACCTTGGGTAGATTACCAACATCGATGTAGAAAATTCTACGTTCTGGTGCTCTAGATAATCTGTAGATGACAAGTGAGTCCTCAATCATTCGTAGTTGATTGAGAGACTTGATTGCTTTATGTAAGAAACTTAAAGTAATTTTTTTGTTTAGATCCTGCAGACCGGAGTTACAGGTTGCAATAGAATCTTCTGTGATCTTAATTCCTTGATGCGTAGAGAAATCAGATGCTGAATTTTTAGGAACACTGGTTCCAAAACCTTTAGGGTTGTAGATATAATAATCAATATAGTTACCCCAGTCATACTGCAATGCAGATCCTTTAAACTCCGGGGATTCTGTTTTCTTATCTTTAATTTGCTGTCTTACTTTACGAATCTTGAGCGAATCAATGTAACGCAACTCAAGAATTCCCTTCCTAGGATTTTCTAGATCAATTACTTTGTGATAATGTAGTCTTCCATCAATATACCAATTACGAATAATCTGATGTGCCTTTTTGTCAAAGTGCAACATCTTTTTGATGTATTCAAATTCTTTTCTAATTTTAGTTTTAATCCCAGCACTATATGGGAGATTACTTAACTCAATTTCTACAGGTGAATCTTTTGCATCACTTACAACAAATTCATTTACAATCTCATCGATTGCAGAATCACACTCTGGATGCAGAGACATATCTCTGTAACGCTTGATGAGATCAAACTCATTTCTTTGGACACCCTCAATATCAAGATAGGTGCCAAAGTAACCGCCAGCGGCTACAGTAGCACCATCGTCTTGGTTAGGTTGGATAGGGGATTGACCCCTATCCTCCTGTCCTTTTTTAACAATAAATCCAAATAGTTGACTCATCTTGAGTATAATACATCTGCTAATGTACTATTTATCAA